AAACCCATCTTAAAGATGGGTTTTGTTTTTAGTCAGCTTTGACTTTATAATTTTCATTGTATATCTTAATGACTTCATCAAATTCATTTACAATTCCTGATTTGAACTTATCATTATCATACTTTTGTTTCAAGATATACTCTTTAATATAATCTTCATATTCTAATTGAACAGATATTTCCATTCCATTCTCGTCTAGTTCAACTTCTAATGATTCATTTACATCTTCACCATCAACTAACTCTTTGGTAATATCGTCAATATATTCTACAGAAGCAAAATTACCTTTCTCCAACATAACTTCTAACTTTCTACGAAGCTTTCTGTTATTAATTAACAGGTTATTTGAGATAGCTAAATCAATATAATCTTTAGTTCCTCTTAATTCATCTAATTTGTGAATATCTTCTTCATTAGCAACTCTAAATTTTCTAAATATTGGAGAGTATGTGTTAGGTACAAAATCAATTTTATCACTACTTAGGTCGAGAATGGTGATACCTTTTTGGTCTCCCATATCATTTCTGTCCATTTGGTATGGAGAGCCTATAAACGAGAAATTTTCATTTGTTTGTCGAATGTGAATATGTCCACTAAAAACATGTTTGTATTTCTTAAACTCATCAACATCAATTTTATCAGCATTTCTATGTGCTACTGAATTTAAATGCATGCGGCAACCATTTAAGTCAGAGTGACAAAATAAATAATCACCTTGGTTATTAGTGATTTCTTTAATCATATCTAATCTTTTTTCAGCCCAAGGCATTAGGACTAATTTCTGACCATCTACTTCAATAGTAGTTGTATTAGTATAAACATTTACATTATTAACGTGGTTAAATAATCTAACCGAATTAATATCATTTGAACCTTTATTCCATAAGTCATGATTGCCTACAATAATATGTAGTGGAAGTATCTCAGACAACTCTAGGAGTATCTTCTCTGCTTTATATGAAGCAATGATAGGAATAGATGTTCTGTTGTCATATAAGTCACCACAGTGTATTAAAATATCACCTGGTTTAGCATTTTCTCTGATGTAAGGAATAAAAGAGTTATAGAAATAATCTTCCATCATATCTAACCACTTATCTAAGTTATTAAGATATACTCCAAAATGCCAATCTGTTGTAATAAAAACTTTCATTAAAAATTTCTTTTCTTTTTATATGAAATTATTGTGATATTGTTTCTTTTCTTCTGGCTTCTCTGGCACATTTCTCACATCCACTACCAGCATATAAATGAGCATTTGGTGTTTGTTCAAACTCTTCGTGAACTGGACATATTATTTTAACTTTACTTCTACAGTTTTCATAAAGCACTAAGTCATAATTATATTTATTGTCATGTTTAATATTTGACTTTTCAACAAAATCTTTACTTTTTTTACTTCTTCTATTAAGAGCCTTTAATTCTTTTGATATAGCCTTTTCTTTAGATTTACAGTTTTTATTACAAAACTTTCTATCTGGTCTACCCCAAATAATCTCTTTATTACAATATCTATAATTACAGTTCATATATTGTATTTATTAAAAAGTGGAAATGGCATTTTTTACAACATAATATTTTAAAATAGAGCTAAAGAGAGAACAAATAAAAATATATAATTTATAAAAAATAATTAAAAAAAATATGCCATTACCACATTTTACTCAACTTTTGAACACAGGTTCACCAGGGGGTCCTGGTACGCTACCTGATGAAGTAGTATATCTTAATTTATTTGAGATTACCTTTGTATTACCTGTTATTTTACAGGCTCAAGGTAGAAACCCAATTTTACTTCTTCAAAATGCGTTGAATATTGATATGAACTTAACACAATTTGACGTTGGTGTTAAAGAACAAAGATTCAAGTATTCAACTCGTCAGTTCTTGACAACTCCAACTAAAACCGCTGGTGAATTTAACATCAAGTTCAATGTTAACGTTAACCAACAAGGTTCTATGGAGACTTGGAATGCTTTGAAGGCTTGGTACGATTTAGTATTTAACTCACAAAATGGTTCACTTCACTATAAAAGTGATATTATTGGAACTGTTATTGTTAACCAACACGATAAAAAAGGTGTTGTTTTAAGACGTGTTACTTTCCAAAACGTACAAATTAAACAATTAGCTGGTTACGCTTTAGACTGGTCATCAAACAACATTATTGAGTCATCTCAAGCTGACTTTATCTATGATTACTTTATTGATGAGTACATTGATAATAACTTTACTATCAATCCTCCAATTTTATCTGGATACTAATAGAAATAATAAAATTAAAAACCCATCTTTTAAGATGGGTTTTTTTTTATGTCTAATAAACAAAAAACCCACCAATTGGTGGGTTTAATTTTAATATTTCGGTATGCTATTTGACATATTAGAAGCATTTCTCATCATTGAATTAGCATCAAAGTTTGGCATTCCTTTTTGCTGATCTTGTTCTTGTTTCTTTCTAGAGCTATCTTCCTCTTCAACAATCTCATTAACCAACTTAATGTTTTCTTCAAACATCCAAAAGGGCCATTCATCCATAGCATATTCTTGTGTATGAAAGTGCTTTTGTAGTAATAACTTATTCTTTAATATATGCTTCAAAGGCATCATGAATAACGAAAATACCTGACGCTCCGTTGGGAAATTGCATGTCTGTGTGGACCTCCTCACCACACGAACATTTTTTCTTCAATTCTTTGATACCAAAAGTCATTTTACCAACAGCCGCATTTAAGAATTGGAAAGAAATATCATCAATTTCTTCAAACTCTTTTAATTTAGATTTGATACCTTCATAAGTAACAGAAGTTCTACCAGCTAACATAAAAGGAATAATTTTTAAGAAAGAAAGATTTGGAGTTCTTTTTTCATTATTTTCTTTTAAGATATAGTCAGTAAAAGCTTTTTGAAGACCAATATTTGGCGGAGTTAATTCAAACTCTTTACCATTTACTGTTGTAAAGTGATAAGATCTTGTAGAGTTACTAAAGTATCTATCAAGTTTTTCATCGATTTCGTGGAATGAAAAATGGTCTCTTTTCAATTCTAATTGTAATTCTTCTCCACAACCACATTTTGTAGTTACTGTTAATGAATTACCTTGTTGAAATGTTAATTCTCTAATTAAGAAAATTAAAAATAATCTATCTTGGTCTTTCACATCAAGATAAGAACCCATCTTACCATCTGAATATTTAATTCTAACACAAGATTGAAGAATGTCATTCATTTTTTCAACGATATCGTAAAAGTTTTGGTCATCAACCATTGAGTAAGATTGAATTTCTTTTACTTGAGCAGGTCTTACCATAAATACGGTACCTGTTGGGTAAAAAGTACCACATGGAAGTTCTTTAATATCAAAGTTAAAATATTGAAGATCTGTAGTTCTTGTATTGTCAATTTTTGGTTGCTCTACAAATGGAATATCAGAGTTGTTTTGATTTTTAGAAGATTCTAAATTACCAATATGTTTCTTTAAGTATTCTTCTTCACTCATATTATTTTGTTCAGACATATAATGTTGTTATTTTTTATTTATATATTCATAGAATAGTTACTCCTATGAATTTACCTTATGGTTATAACAAAAAAAAATAGAAAAGTTTTCACTTTTCTCTTTTTTATTATAAAATTTATTAATTATTATCCGTTGATGAATCCACCCGCAGAGATAGCACCAGTTCTCAAGATAGTAATATTGTTTACAATAATACCCATACCCTTGATCGGTTCAACATATGTATCAAGAACACCAATTTGGTTATCAATGATTTCATTAGTGTTGTTTTCTTCATCCATTTTATTAAAGTAGTTGTATAAACCATTCTTACTTACATAAGTTTCACAGATAACGTCTGCTCTAAGTTTAATTTCTGCTCTAATATCAGGTGTATTAAATTTCCATTGGAAGTCTAATAACATTCTTGACAATTCTCTTTCAAGTTCGATAAGAACTTCTCTAACGTGTAAGTATGAAAGAGCTGAGTCGTAAAGTGTTTGACCTGTATTTTCAGTTTCAATTACGTTTCCTCTGTTTCTCTTGAACACAATTGGGTTCATTTGAGCTTGGTTAATCCACTCGATATCAGTATTAGTGAAATCCATTTCAGTTGAAACTATATTAGTAATTCTACCATTAGTAACACCTGCTGCGATTGTCCAAGGAGTCATTCCACTTATATTTGAAGTATGTTTTCTCATATAAGTTGTTCCTACCCATGCTGCTGGTGGAACTTCAATTGGTCTACCATTATCATTTACAGTTAAGTAAGGCATAAAGTAACCTACTGCTGTAGTACCTGCTCCGTCACCGAATGAATAAAGGAACGCAGGAGAGCTTTCTGGGTCACCACCCTTAGCAACGTACTCAAGTTGTAAAACACCTTCAGCATTTACGAAAGTAGGAGATGATGAGTTCTTAAATGATTTCATAGAAGGCATATTCAAGATTCCAAGAGCATCTAATCTTTCTCCACAGATATCAACTAATTGTTGTTTAGATCTTTCAGTTAAACCAAGACCAAA